CACTAATACGCAGTAAACTTATAACAATTTAAAAAAGAATATAGCTATCGCTTATACATATTCCAGACTATCTGATATCGAAGAACTATTATTCCCTGTTCAAAATAAATGTAATGTTCACCAGTCGCGAGCAATCGATAACTTAGTTGGAGCTAATCTTCTTTTAATTGAGCTGATACAGCAAATGCCTATCGCTAAGATTGACTATGAAAAAATCCAGGGGGGGGAGGGGGGTATAGATGATGGCTGGGTTGTTAATTTGGGTGTCACCCATACAATTTCCGAAAAAAATTCTGATAACTCCTATTCAAAAAAAATTTTCAAAAGTAAAGCTCTGGCTAAGAGGGCATGTGACAAGCAAGCTATTATAATGAAAAAGGTGATACAATCTTATATAGAAGATGAACTGACGGATGAAGAATGGCTAAAAAGCTTAAAATTACACGGGAAGCAAAGAGAGTCACGGAAAGGGTGTGGACAGCCAAAGACTTAGAGTCTGACCCATGTGACGAGAGTGCTGGTGTATCTAGCCATTGGCAATACGTTATAGAAAACATGGAAGTTGAAATTATACACACTAGCCAGGGCACAAAAGCTGTGTGGAAACCAAGGAGAATTTAATATGCCTAAAGGAAAAGGAACTTACGGAACTACAGTTGGTAGACCCCCTAAAAAGAAGAAGGTAGTAAAAAAGCCTAAGAAAAAAGGTTCTTACTAATGAGTGCGGTATGGGGAATACTTGGGATACTTGTTGTTGCTGGTATTATCTATAGGAATGTTCGTAAAGATGCACAATCTGCGTTACAAAGTGAAATAGCAGAAAACACAATTGAACATCTTAGAAAATTGAACGAGGTTGATAATGAGTCTGACACACAGCTTAAGAAGGATGTTGGTGGTATGCGTAGTAATCCTATGGCTTGGTGGTTGCGTAAAAACCGTAACGGCAGCTAAGAAATACCCTATATCTGCTTTGCCAAGTATAGAATGGCAGGTCAGTCCTCCAGATAAAGTGTCAATCAAACGAAAGGAATTTTTAGATTTAAGTGAATGGATAATCAATGCTGAACACACTATTAAGAAATACGAGCGTCAAATTGATATGTTTAATGATTCTAGTGACTAATAGTTGTGTCGATTTAGCATTAGCAGACACGGATAAGTACATAGGCGAACTACCAACAAAAGGTATCTATTTTTTTGAAGTAGAACAAGTACCAAGAAGTGTAACAGTCTATTGGGATTATAACGGTGATAAGCATCCAGATAAAGCGTTTGTTTGTCCTATGATAGACCATGTGAGTCTTTATGATTGCAACAACCCAATTAATTTTGATGAAACAGGAGATAATACTTATATCTTTAATACATGTCCGGCAGACTTACCTACTGCTTATCTAACGACTAGAGAATGTTGGGAGTGTAAGACTTGCATGTATTTCTTAATTCCAGACAAAACATTTCATCCTTTTTCGGTAAGCAACGCTTTTAACACAAAACTTTGTAATATAAATTAATGTCTACTTTAATAACTGACGAATGTATAAACTGCGGTGTATGTGAACCAGAGTGCCCAAATGAGGCTATTTCTGAAGGTGAAGATTTCTATGAGATAGATGCAGACCTGTGTACTGAATGTGTAGGTTTTCATGGAGAAGAAGCTTGTCAAGAAGTATGTCCGGTGGATTGTTGTATCCCAGATGAAGACAACAGAGAAACAGAACAAAGTCTTCTTGATAAAGCAAAAGCTATTCACACAGACCAAGAGTTTCCATTGCTGGCTGATCTGACAGTAAAGACTTCGTTATTTCATAATCCCAACCGAAAAAACGCTGGTTTATGACAGACAAGATAATAAAAGTTACAAACAGTAATTTAAGACCTAATAGGAAAGGTAGGCCTAAAGGAGCAAGAAACAAGCTTTCTACTAACTTCCTAGAAGACATACATAGCTATTGGAGCAAACGAACTAACGGCACCAATGGAACCACTAGAGGTATGAACTTACTAGATAAAGCAGCAGAAAAAGATCCTATGGCATTTTGCAAGATGGTAGCAAGTATTATTCCAAAAGAACTACACAAAGAGAACACGGTACAAGTTAATTTCGTAGAAGCGTTGAAGCAAATTAATAATGCTGATATTGTTGACATATCACACTTAGAGGACTCAGACCAAGATGATGACGGCTAACGGTTTATTGGAGCTTAAACTAAGATGATGACGGCTGACGGTTTTGATGAAGCTATAGTAGGAAGTATTACTTCGTATGGCAGAGGCGAAACGGTACTTTACAGTACTCAAAAGATCCTTGAGATTATGATGGAACGTGATGGCATGACTGAAGAGGATGCTATTGATTTCTTTCATTTTAATGTTATTGGCTCTTACAACGGTGACGGTATGCCTGCTTTTTTAAACGATCATGTAGAACCTTTGGAGTTTGACGATAATGGTATCATCTTCAACTGATGAAGTAGTTGATGTAAGAAAAAGATTAAAAATATGGTATGATAGTCCTTACAAGTTCGTAACTCAAGCTTTAGGTGTCGAACCAGAAGAATGGCAGAAAAAGGCGATGCTGGCGATTAAGAATAATGATCGTGTAGCTGTTAAGTCTGGACATGGAGTCGGTAAATCTGCCTTAGAAAGCTGGATTATACTATGGTGGCTCTTAACAAGATATCCTGCAAAAGTCGCTTGTACTGCACCCACTGGACACCAATTGTCCGATGTTTTGTGGGGCGAAATCGCAAAGTGGTACAGGAAACTACCTCCGGGGCTAAAGTCGCTCCTGGCTGTAAAGAACGACAGAGTAGAATTAGTATCTGCGCCTAGTGAATCATTTGCTGTAGCCCGTACAGCTAGAAAAGAAACTCCCGAAGCATTCCAAGGATTCCATTCAGAAAATATGTTGTTTATGGTGGATGAAGCATCAGGTATTGAGCCTATCATATTTGAGGTAGGTGAAGGTGCCATGTCTACCGCAGGAGCTAAGACCTTCCTAGCCGGAAACCCTACTAGAACCAGTGGTTATTTCTTTGATGCGTTTAACAAGATGCGTTCTTACTGGACTACAATGCAAGTTTCATGTGCTGAAAGCAAACAAGTTAGTACCAAGTATATAGAACAGATGAAGGAAAAGTATGGAGTAGACAGCAATATTTACCGTGTGCGTGTGCTAGGTGATTTCCCGAAAGATGATGATGACAGCATTATGCCGTTGTCTTTATTAGAAGGTAGTGTTGAAAGACAAATAGAAATTCCAGAAGATGAACCTGTTGTGTGGGGATTAGACGTTGCAAGATTTGGATCAGACAGCACGGCTTTATGTATTAGGAAAGGAAGGAGAGTTGTTGGTAAGGTTGAATCATGGAGAGGCAAAGACCTTATGCAGACCTGTGGAATTATTGCCAGCAAATACAAAAAGACAGAAATCCATCCCAACGAAAGGCCTAGAGAGATATTGGTGGATTCCATTGGGCTGGGAAGTGGCGTGGTGGATAGACTCATGGAAATGGGGTTACCTGTTAGGGGAGTCAATGTGGCAGAAAGGCCAGCGGTGGAACATCTCTACAATAGACTAAGAGATGAACTATGGTTTAACGCTCGTGACTGGTTTGACACAATGGCAGTAAGTATGCCTAGAGATGAAGACCTTATTGATGAATTAGCCAATGTTAAATTCGCTTATACCAGTTTAGGTAAGCTACAAGCAGAAAGTAAAGATGATATGAAAAAACGAGGTCTAAAGTCTCCAGATTTAGCAGATGCTTTTTGCCTGACTTTCGCTTACCAAAGCTTTGGGGGTAATTTTAATAAGCCTATAGAATATAACAATATGGGGATAGTTTGACAGAGGGTAAAAAATTGAAAAGAACAAAGCGTAGAACAAAGCTAATAAAGATGTCTAACGGAAGATGCCACGACTGCGGAAGGTCATTTCCAAATGCTGTTTTTGATTTTCATCACATTATGGCAAAGGAGTTTACGCTTAACGCATGTTCTATGGATAGATCGTGGAAAAACATTGTTGAAGAGTGGGAGAAGTGCATAATGCTGTGTGCTAACTGTCATAGGATATGTCATAATATAGGAGAGTAAGATGGGCCTTAAAGAAAGCTATAAAATAATGGAATTAGAAGAACGCATTCAAGATCTTGAATCTAAAGTTGAACTGATATTTGGAAACAGCGATAGTTTTGCCAACGGCAGTACAAATGAAGTTGGAATTATTGACTTGATTAAAAGTAAAAAGGTGACTAAGCGTGAGCGCAAAAAATAAAGAAAAGATGTCGGAAGACGAATTAAAGTCTGCGTTTGACTGGGAAGCAGATAACGCTATAGGTAGGGACAACAGTGACCTTGCTGCTCAAAGGCGTATGGCTGTTGAATACTACTACGGCAACGCAATAGGGAATGAGATTGAAGGTCGTTCTCAAGTTGTATCTCATGACGTGTTTGAAGTTGTTGAATGGGCTATGCCTCACATAATGAAAGTGTTTACCAGTGATCGTATAGCTGATTTTGAGCCTGCTGGCCCTGAAGACGAGGAAGAAGCAGAACAAGCAACTGACTACGTTAACTATATTTTTGAGAAAAGAAACAATGGCTTTAGCATTATACATGATATGGCGAAAGATGCGCTTCTTGAAAAAACTGGCGTTTCAAAGATATGGTGGGATGACACTCCAACTATTGAAAGGGAGGAATACAGTGGCCTTGATGATTTTGCGTTTGCGAAATTGGTTAGTGATGATGAAGTTGAAGTTGTGGAGCATACCGAAAGTCAGGAAGAAATTATTGGCCCAGACCAAATGCCTCAAATAATGCGTTCTCACGATGTAGTGGTAGAGCGTATAAAAGATAATGGTAGAGTAAGAATTGAAGTAATCCCTCCAGAAGAATTATTAGTTTCCAAAAGAGCCAAGAGCCTAGATGATGCAGATTTTGTCGCTCACAAAGTACGAGTAACGATGTCTGAAGTTAGAGATATGTTTCCTGATATTTCAGATGAAGACCTAGAGAGTATGACTGGGGATGACGAACAAGAATGGAATGACGAATTTAATGCCAGACATGATTTTGATGAATCTTATAGTCATGGAGACAACGCTTTTAACAATAAGAATGCAGGCAGAAAGATTTGGCTAACAGAAGGCTACATGAAGGTGGATTGGGATGGTGATGGACATGCAGAGCTACGGAAGATAACTAAAGCTGGTAACCAAATATTGGAGAACATCCCGATTGATGAAAAACCATTTGCTTCTATTTGTCCAATCCCAGTACCGCATAAATACTATGGGTTGTCTTTATCTGACAAGGTAGTTGATATACAGATCGTAAAATCGACTCTTATTAGAAACATTCTTGACAACATATATAATTTAAACAACGGCAGATTTACAATGCTTGAAGGTCAAGCTAATCTGGATGATTTGTTAACATCACGCCCTGGTGGTGTAATTAGAGTAAAAACTCCAAATGCTGTAACACGCCTAGACACTCCAGCATTACCTAGCGGTAGTTTTGAATTATTAAATTACATCGATCAAATCAGAGATGGGCGTACTGGTATTTCAAAGTTTAGAACTGGTATAGATCCTAATGTCTTGAACAACGCAAAAGCAGGCCCAGCTAATTCACAAATGGACGCAGCTAATGCTCGTTTAGAATTGATGGTGCGTATTTTTTCAGAGACAGGCATTAAGGACATGTTTAAAAAGATATACGGTCTGGTTATTAAGCATCAAGATCGTGGAGAAGTGATTAAGCTAAGAAACAAATGGGTAAGTGTAGATCCAACTCAATGGAAGGGGAATGCTAATGTATCGGTTAATGTTGGCCTTGGGCATGGCAATCGGGATCAAGCAATCAACCATATGGCGTTGTTGGCTCAAAATTATACGGCTATCCGGCAAGATCCAGAGTTTAGGCACATGGTTAGTCCAAAAAATGTCTACAACATGGTGGGGGAAGCATTAAAGTCTATGGGCTATAAAAACTATGATCGTTTTATTAGTAACCCTGATACGACAAAACCTCAACCGCCACCGCCTGATCCAAAAGCCGAAGCTGATAAGATGAAAGCACAAATCGAAATGCAGAAGATGCAAATGGAAGGTCAGAAGATGCAAGCTGAAATGCAGATGGACAAGGAGAAACAAGGCTTGGAACAAATGCGTATGCAAGTTGACATGTCTAAAGACCAACAGAAAAACGAAATAGAAGTGGCTAAATTACAATCTCAACTACAAGCAGAGCGTGAACAAAATCAGATAGAAATGATTAAGTCACAAGTTGAAATTGAAAAGGTAAAGTTTGAAAAAGAAAAACTAGGCGCAGAAATGCAAATGGAAGCTGCCGAACACGCACTAAAGATTGAAGAGTTAATTCTTGAAAGAGAACAAGCAAGATCAGTCAAAATTGGTGATTAGAGTAGTCAGTAAATAACCTTTAAATAAGGTAGAATATGAATGATGAGGCATCGTTACATCAAGAAGTTAACCAAGGGCGAGAGGCAGGGTATCTCTTAGAGAATCCTATACTCCAACAAACTTTCGATTACTTGAAAGATGCTTATTTTAAGGCGTGGGAACAAACCTCTGTTGAGGATTCCAAATCAAGAGAAAACGTCTGGATGATGTACAAAACGCTAGATACTGTTCATGGACATATTAAAACATATGTTGACACAGGCAAACTAGCTAAAAAACAATTAGAAGATATAGGAGTCAAGAATGAAAGAAATGGGTAAGTATCCAACTCCAAAGAACGCACATTACAAAGACAGTGGCGGTGGTATGTCATCTTTGAAACAAAACGTTTCAAGTTCTAGTTTTGAAAATAAAGATCAGTCAAGGTCTATGTGTCAAAAAGGACGTTCAGGTGGAGCATCTAAGAATAAAGGTATGTATCAAAAATAAAGGAGTAAATTATGAGTGGTGGAGGAAGATATAACCAAATGGTAGTACACGGGGCATTCCAACCTCGTAAGTTAGCTTTTGAAAGTGTAACAGCAGATCGTACATTAACCCCAACTGACAGTGGGAAAGTCATATTTATGGGGCCTAATGGAATAGATATCACTTTGCCAAGTACCCCTGAAAATGGGTTAAATTATAAAATTATTTTGGCTTCGGATTATGCTTCTGCTAATTGTACGGTAACAATCGATGGTTCTGGTGAATTTTTCGCTGGTTCTTGTGCTACAGGTGCAGATGGTACGGCAGCAGCAATTTTCAATGGTAGCTCACATGATGTTGTGACTTTCGGTTCTGCATCGTTGCAAGGTGATTTTATCGAAGTAATATGTAACAGTTCAGCTTGGTTTATTACTGGTGTGTCAGCAGCAGCAGCAGGTATAGCAGCAGGTACTAGCTAATAGTGGTTGGTACTTTTATC